AAAAAACTTTAGAATCCCTGTTTTATCATTCGACTTTCTTAAATCAGTTTGTCTATAGTCTCCACACCAAATAATTTTAGAGCGGTATCCAACGCGAGTCATTACTGTATCTATTTCTTCATAATTCATATTTTGCATTTCATCTACAATAATAATTGCATCGTCAAATGACATACCTCGTATAAAACTAGTAGAGATAAAACTGATGTAACCTTGTTCCTCAAGCCTTGACCAAGCATCCCTTCTACCAAAGAGCGTCTCACAGATTTGTCGGTAAGGTTGTTCATAAATTTCCATCTTTTCTGCTACATCACCAGGAAGATGTCCCATGTCACGAGATTGTACTGCTGATCTCACAACAATGATTTTTTTAAAGAAGTTTTCTTTACTTAATACTTCTTCGATTGCTTTGTACAATGCACAGAATGTTTTACCTGTTCCTGCAACACCATGTAAAGCTATAAAATAACTACCAACTTTATATGCATCAAAAAACTTCTTTTGATTATCAGTTAGTGGTTCAAATTCTTTAAGCATATCAGCCTTGATTATTAATGAATTATTTTTTTTTGGTTTAGCTGCTACTGGCGGTTCAGTAGCATAAGTTGATTTTCTGGCCATAGGTGCCTTTAAATATTAGAAGTTTTATCGAGCTCAGAGCCAGGAGCTCTGGAATGTATTTTTTGTAATACTTCTTTGAATCCATTATCAGGTTTACGAATACCAAGTGCTACGGGATCTATTAATGGCGGCATGCCACTAATATGAGACTGTATGTGTGGGTTTTCTTTTAGATATTGTTCTTTGGAGGAGATAGACATCATTTTCTCAAATACATCTCCAGTATTTGTATCTTTAAAATCATACAGCGGCATAATGCACCTCAGTCGTTTTCATATAGTTATTTATAAAGGAAGGAGCCTGTCTTTTCTTCCAAGCAAACATTCTTTGTTTTTCTCCATTGTAATAATTATGATAAGATTGTAATACGTTGCCTGGTACTTTATACTCATCTGGCATGGCAGGAGTTGGTGCAGTAAATACTGTATCTAATATATTGGTTGGAACTGCTCGTAAAGCGTTAGCTAATTCTGTACACTTATGAGTTTTTTCATACCGATATGTGTATTCTGCTAATAATTCAATAAGAAGATTGTGTAACCATATATAATTAGATTTAGACGCTCTACACCATACAGCAGAAGGATGATTAATATGAGTAGCACTATATAATAAGGTTTCTCTTTCATCTGATAGTTTCCACCGACGTGCTTTACGGCCAGTTTTACTACGACCTTCATATTCTTCACCATCTAATAGACGATGAGCAGTTGATAATAATTGGCATGATTCAACTATCATTTTAACACAATGTTTATCTACGTGATATTCAGCACATAGTTTTGGGTTTTCATGTAAGTAAAATATATTCATTAAATAAGTAGTCCGTATGAATGGATATATAGCAGTGATATTGCTAGTATTACTATCATTATACAATATTTCATAATTAAGGTACCTTTATTTTTCTAATGGTGGAATAAACCCTGCACCTTCCACTAATTTACGAGTGATCTTTTTATATAGTTTAGGGATAGATTGTTCTTTAACTGCAAGCATAAGAGATGCCTCAGATGGATGCAAGCTTTCTAATAAACTAATAAACAATTGTTCACGCTTTAATGGTTGTAAATCTGTTCGAGTAAAAACATAAAACCTTCTTAACTCTTGTCTAAGAATGGCAGGTGACATACCAATTGGAGCAGCATCTTTATTATATGGAGGTTCGCCTTCCGGTAATAAAAATTTTTGCTCTGGTATAAACGCATGTTTAAATAATATAGTTAAAGCTGAATCGCCTTTATATTTTTCAATCAGTTTAGGATCACTATTAATTTCTTCTAATAGTTCTGGTAAATATGTTTGCATTTAAAATTCCTCTAAATCATCGAGTAATAATCGACATTTGTTTTTAATTAAATAGTTCATGATCATCATCTTATCGCCTTTAGGTTTATTCTCTTCAAACGATGTAAGTATTTCTGATCGAACATCTTTTGGAATAAAATCAAAATTAACTAACATAAGATTGCGTTGATAATTACGTTTTTCTTCTTCAGTTTTACATGCTAATATTCCGTGTTCATAAAATTCAGTTAGACGTTTACTTGAGAATGGTTTCTGTCTATCACCACTAACAAACACATCGTCTTTACTTAATATGTTAGGTATACCGTCTCCAGTATCACCTTTTACCGTATGGGTAATAGTATATTCATGAATATCTTTTTGTGAACCCTCTACATATTTCTTTTGCATAGGACTCCACTGTCTAACATTCTTATATTTTTGTAGTTGTATAAAGTCTTTATCAGAAGATACAATCAATACTTTTTGAGGTTCACTAAATAATCCTTCTTGTATTAATTCATTCTCTTGACTCCACTTAGCTAGTGCTGCAATAACATCATCTGCTTCAGCTCTATCTACATGTATAACCTTATACGGAAAATACGATTTTAAATCTTCTCTTAAATTACCTAGAGTAGTAAATATTAAATTCCAATCTAAATCAGATTTTTCTCTATTAGCTTTACGAGAAGCTTTATAATGTGGGAAAGCTTCTTTACGCCAATAAGATTTACCATCACACGCAATAACTATATCGCCATACTCTTTACCATACTTTTTCTTGTATGATTTAATACAAGCAAGTGTAGCATGTCGTATTAAGTCTACCGTTTGCTCTTCTGTATTGCGTTTAAGATCAGATTGAAATGGTAATATATTACTTAGTGCAATCTGACTGTAATCTAGAATAATAATTTTAAAATGCTCCTATAATAATACAATCAGTATTTACTCTACCACTTGGTTCAGATGGTTTAGTTTTTAAATCAGTAAAGAGTTTATTCATAGCCCGTTTACCTAAATCAAGTTTCTTAAAGAAGTCTTCTGGTTTACGTATCGTTTTAGAGTCTGAATTACTAACTGAGTAATTAATGATAGTGGTACCTTTTACTGATAAGGTTTCACGATCATCAGCTTCATACCGAGATAACTTTCTTGTCTTAGTATTATATATATAAGCAACATCCGCATTAACAATCTCAGCAGGATTGATTGATCTCATATTTAATTCTTTAAACTCTATCATATACTTCATTTTTTTAACAAGCACACCTGCGGGTTTAGGTTTAACTATTCTAGGTTTCTTAACTATCACTGCATGTTGTTTACAATCATTAACAATACTTTGTAAGAAGTCTCTGAATTTTTTTAATTCTGCTTTAGTAAAGAATGAATAACCTTCTGATAACTGATCACATGTACCTGCAATTGCTTCATTAATTTCGTTAAGTGGATTTTGATAATATTCACCTATACGTTTTGCAACAGCTCCTGATATACTATTTTTCAGCAGCATTGCTTTAGTGGAGAAAGTAGAAGACTTTTCATTAATATACTCATCGATCGCATAATCAATTTCTTCACTCTGAGCTCTAGCCGAATCGATAATTCTTTGTTCGATTGATACAGCGGGAGCCTTAGGCTTTTGCTCAGTATTTTCATCTTCTACTTTCATTGACTGGATATTTTTATATTTGATATAAAGTTCATTTAACTTAGTCTCTAAATATACATAATCTTTTTGTTGGATCCAACTTCCGTCATTAATCACACATATAACTTTACCTATAGTTAATAGTTCCCAATCAGGAACTTTCTTAATAACAGAAACATATTCGGTATTATTCTTTTTGAGATATGCATAAACAGCTTTAGCAAGTTGTTTCTTTTCTTTATTTAATGCATGATATGCCAAGGCTCTTGGAAACTCTAACCGATAATTTTCTTCAGTTACTAAAGGAGCAGAACCTCCTTTATATCTTGCATTAACTTTTTCTACAAAAGCTAAGTGTTTTGCTGATGATTTTGCCATTGGTAACCTTTTAATTTAATTATTAATACCATTATACATTGAATATGAATTAAAGTACAATATTATTTTGTAACAGATTCGTAAAGAGTTTGGAATTCATCATTATTCGCTATCTCTTCATTGAAGTTTTGTTTGTGATAGACCTTGATCATTCTATTCAAAGTCTTTTTAGGAATTTTAAATTGTTCGAATAAGTCCTCAACAATAGTTTTTATTAAGTCTCTTTCAGCTTCCATTCTAATTAATGAATTAGAAGCTTCTTGCATTGCGTCTCTGATTTTCTTTTTGTCTTGATCAATTAATTGCATAATATATCCTTAAAATTTAACTACGTTGATTGAGTCGTATCTGAAAGATCTCCACTCGGATTTTTCGGTGTCGAAGACTCTGATGGCTTCTTCGGAAAAGGTTTTAACAGTGCCGGTACCTGATTCTTTAGGTAACTGTTCTCCGGGAATTCTGGCAGCTGATAACGTGCATTGCATTGCTCGCTCAGAACCATCCCTTTTGGTGAAAGTAACGCTGACTTCATTTTCGTGTAATTTTTCCCTAAGTAAGGTTTTAAAATCGCTATCGGTAAAGTCAATTTTTTCATAGATCTCCATAATATATCCTTCAGTTAATAAAAAAAGTGCTAATCGTATTCCTGTAATTGCTACAGGTCGGAAAGATTAGCTATTCCTCCTGAGCTCGTTTTGAGGTTACCTACCTAAACCGCCAGTTCGTATAAGGCTCGTTACGTTCCGCTTGAATCGGTTCCAGACCTCTCTGGTTATAGGACTTAAGCTACCTATAATTAGCTGTACTATAATAGTATTATATCACAATTAATATTTAAAGTAAACCATTATAAACTGCCATTTGATATTCCCAAATGCCTGGAATTAAAACAGCCTTGTCACATGACAACATCCATTCATGTGTTTGAATACCATGCTCACGTTTCATTCTAAATATTGCTTCACTCATACCGTGAGTTTGAATTAAGTATGCTGTGTTATCTACTATCATAGCAATAGTTTCACCATCTTCTGGACCACTTATTACTACTTGTTTTAATTTTGAAATATCTATTATGCTCTCCTTAAAAATAATTTAACATCAAAGTTTTTAATGCTTGGTGGCACATAGCCTTTTGTAGCCAAGGCTTGTAATGGTGCCAAATTAAGTTTGTTTGTAAAATCTCTATATTCTTCAACTGTGAAGTTTTTAATTAGAAATTTAAGGAAGCTAGGTTTGTCTGATTTGTTGTATTTAAATCTAGCAACAAATTCAGGACGGGTTTTAATGTCGGTTCTATATGTTAACCAACCGTCACTATAATCAAAATTTTGTTTTATAAATTGTGTCATTTCTCTCTCCATTTAATCAATCTATAATTAATTATACACTAAATATGAATTAAAGTACACTCTTTTATGCTATTTTTTGATGTTTTTTATGTAAAAACACACCTCTGGGAAGCTCTCAGAGGCAGTTTATATTCGGATATTAGATCTATTACGACAAGGTTTCTTAGCGACCTTGTCCTCTATATTTTTTGTAAGAGGCTTTCTTACTCTTATTCATTGTTTGCATCTTAGGTTTTTTGCCACCTTGTGATGTTCTCTTATGAGTAGTAAAGTGTGCCGTTTTTTCTAGTGATTTTGATTTAGCCATAATGTTTTCCTTTTCAAATCAGTTTATCGTTTATTATTTATTAGGGGTATTTTTGCTTTCGTATGCAGTCTTACCAAAGAATGCCATAACAATTGCAGCTACAGAAACAAAATATGTTGCTGCCATATCTCCTAATATTTTACTTGCAGAATCTAATCCAGATAATATTGCTAGTATAACAGCAACTGGGTATAATAACATGCCAAATAATGCGAACCATGTCATTTGTCTTTGAGCATCTCTCATTGCATCTTCGTCTTCAAGCTTTTTACGCTTAAATTCCATATACATTTTATGCTCTTCAGTTGAAACTTTACCATCCCCGTTGGTATCTGCTGGGTGAAATTCTTTCTCTTCTGACATTTTTACTCTCTCCAATAAAAAATAATTTTACTTTAATTCCAACTTATTATAATATAACTGTATTGGGTTTACTTACTAGTTGCTTTATAAACACCATCCCAATTAATAGGTGGTACAGAATACATTCTCTCTGCCATATTCTCATAGTATGTAATAAGAAATGGATTAGATTCTTTTAGTTTAGTTGTTAATAAAGAAGCTGCTCTCCATTCTCCTGCATAGTAAGCACGAAGAAACTTTTTATGAGAAGCAAGATCATCTATATCTGCAATGGTAAATATTTTAACACCAATCGATTTACCTTTTACTGCAATGGTATCTAACTCAACTACATTATATTTATATTTTACTAGATTTGCAGTATTCTCACCTATAATGATTCGAACACCATAGTTTTTAGATTGGCCTTCAAGTCTAGCAGCGAGATTAACGTGATCACCAAGGCATGTATAATCAAACCGCTGATCAGAACCCATATTGCCTACCACAACATTTCCTGTATTGATTCCCAATCCCATTCCAAATGCAGGAATACCTTCTTGAGTAATTTCAGCATTAAATTTATCTAAATCCTTAAGCATTTCTAAACCAGTTTTTACTGCATTTATTGCATGTTCAGTATCATCAATGGGTGCATTCCAAAAAGCCATCTGAGCATCACCGATATATTTATCTATAGTACCATTATTCTCTAGTATCTTTTTAGTCATGGCTGTCATATATCTATTCATGATCTTAGTTAAACCTTGTACATCTTCACCATAATGTTCTGATATTGTAGTAAAGCCACGAACATCAGTAAACATAATAGATAGTTCTCTTGTTTCGCCACCCAATCGTAATAATTCAGGATTCTTTTGTAGTTTTTCAACTAAAGCTGGAGATAGATAGGTACCAAATTGTTTTTTAATCTGTTGTTTCTGTTTAAATTCTGATATGAACTTAACTCCATATGCATGAAGCATAATAAGTATACCACCGCCTAATATCAATGTTGCATCAAATAAGAATAAGTGTTGACTATATACATAACTTGTAATAGGTACCACTGAAGCTAATAATAATATACCAGTACCTAATCCTACATATACCCATCGAGATAAGACTAATAAGATAACAGTCAATAGTATCAATGTTATTAGTTCGGCTCCAGCAGCCCAATCTGGTCGTTGTATATTGATACCACTTGATAATGTAGCTATAACAGATGCTTGTACTTCGTGTGGCCAAGTTTCACCTCTACTAGTTGCTATAGGATTGGCAATACCTGCAGCTGTGGTTCCTACAATAACTATACTACTATTAAATGTTTCGGGTAATTCAGTTAAACTATAAGATACTGGTCTTTGTTGGTAATCAATCCACACTCTACCAATAGGATCAGTAGATAGTATTCCAAACTGAGGCACTCTGAGTTTATCAATACCTATATCACTAAACTTTATTTGAAAACTAGGATCACCTGCTAATATTCTTAGCACTTCTAATCCCATACTAGGATATAATGTATCACCACTTCGTATAACCATTGGCATTCTTCGAGTAACACCATCTACTTCAGGGAATGTTGTAGCAATACCTGTACCATATGCACGACTTTCTAATGCTTCAATTGATGCAACGATACCTGGGTATTCTACGACCTTACCAGTAGGATCACCAATCATTACAGCACCTGGATTACGTGGATGGTTTTTTGTTTTATCACTACCAAAGTTTGGAAGTACCACTGGATATTCTTCCATAGTTTTAGCTAGTATAGAATCTTTTCCTAATCTATCTGCTTCAGGCATAAGCACATTGAATACAACTAATCCAGCACCTTTTGCATATAACTCTTTAATGATATCAGCATAGATATCTCGACTAAATGGCCATTGACCATATTTTTCTAACGAAGCTTCGTCTATATTAACAGTAGCGATAGTGGTTTGTTGTTCAGGTGCAGATGTAATGAGTGTATCAAAGTACCGCAATTGCATACTTTCAACAAACATTGGAGATTGTATTTTAATGAACACTAATATACATAAAGTAATAAGTGCTGACCATGGAGTAAATAGATTTATTTTTTTCATTTATTATTTATTAGTTCTGAGTAACCGTGGCTGAGCAACCACCAATAGTATAGCAAGTTTGTTCCAGACTGTATGATTGGTCTAGTGAACTGTTTTGATCTAGTGTTACTGAACTGGATGCTGATCCGTATGTTAACGAGATTGAAGCATCATGATTTCCTAAACCTTGTTGTGTTAAGTCAACTAAATGTCCGTTACCTATTAATTCAATCTCAGCATACTTACTGCTATCACCTTTTTGTATTACATTAATTAAATTTGAATTACCTGTTACTGTTGAGAATAGTTTTTTGCTATAGTCGTTTGCCTGGAATACATCTATAACATTACTATCACCTATTAGGTCAATGCCTACATAATGTCCCTGATTGACGGTATTATTACTTTGTACAACATCAATGTCATTTAAGTCACCAAACAAATCTAAACTTATGGTATGTCCTCCCGTAGCGACAGTATCTATTGCACCTGTACCATTAACTCTATCCTGATATAATAATATATCATTTGTACTACCAACAACTGATAGTTCTATTAAATTGGGATCAGTGGTATTTGGAGACCCTTGCATAATCTCAATGGTATTTGAATCGCCTGTGATAACACCAGCACTGGCTCCGTCAATACCTCTTATATGATTGCCTGCTGTGCCTTGTTGTGTTATAGTAACAGTATTATTATCACCTGCTTGATCTATATAAACTGAGTTGTCACTATTTGAATTGTATGTGCTGGCTCGTGTTCTTGCTGAAGTAATTTCTGTTGATTGACTACCACTAATACCTGGACTGGATCCAGTTACAGTTGATGTTGAGGGCGGTGTGTATGTTGTAGCATAAACTGAAGTTGGAACAATAGCAACTGAACCTGTTTGGTCCCAATATAACTTAACTGCGGCACCTCCACCGTTTTCATACATCCACATATCTAGGTAATATGTAGACCCACCTGTTAATGTTTGATCTGTTGAAACGTAATTCCAAGTTCCAGCGCCTTGTTCTTGCCAATCATTAATTACAACTGTGCTGTCCAATTTCATGTAAACGCCATCATCAGCATAGAGATAGAATTGTATGTCCTGACTGCCTGTATCTGGTATAGTAATGTAACCATAGAAGTGTACGATAACTCGATCAGTCTGACCGGAATCTAACACAGCACCACTGCTCCAATTGAAATCTATGCCTGTGACAGTACCTGAACTTAACGCAGTGGGATAAGTTAAACTTCCACCATTGCCTGGAAATGTGGGATAGGCGCCTGTGCCCTGATAGGTATCGTAGTATAAATCAGCTTCGGCTTTTGTTGCGAAAAAATGCGACACGATTAACACTAAGAATGCTATGAATATTGATTTATACATTAGTTCTGTCTCGTAGTGATATTGGTAGTACCTTCACTATTAACTCTGTTAGTTATATCAACCGCACCTTGTATTTGACGTATAGTTGTTTCTTGCGTTGTAGGTACGTTAACACAAGATATATCACTACCTGTTGTATTCATACACAGTTCAATAGATATGCTATCAGTAGTATATGTTACACCTTGGTCAGGAATAAAATCTGGAAGCAATTCATTCTTATCTGAAGTGGATAGTGTTCTTGATTGTGACATAGCTAGTTGTAGATCTAGTATGTCTAACACATTCTTTAAGAAGTCTCTATCTAACAAGTTTTCACTAAGTCTATCTGTATATATCTCAGATAGGTCTTTGTCTAATTCATTTTCTAATAGGTTTTGATCTAAGGCATTGTCATCTAATAGACTAATTGTAGTATTATCCATTTCTTCATCTTTAAATTCTTTTGGCGGTCCTACGATAATGATTTGTCTAATCATTTCTTCTGTTAGATCAACAATGACTGGTGAAGTAGGCTTTGCTTCTAGGTTAGGTACGCGAGTAGCTTCAAATGGTTTATTCATTAAGACACTACCGCCTAGACTAGCAACTTCAATAGAACCTGTAACGCAATCACGTTCAATGTCTAACCAACCAGGAGGACAACTTGGCAATAGAATAACTGTGGTACTACCTATCTCATCTACTGTGGCGGTAAAATCAGTACCACGAACGGATACTGTGGCACTTGGTGTTCTAATTTTAACTGATTGTGGATTGTTTTTTGCGATTTGACCTGATGCGTAACGAGCTGTACCAGATGCTATTTTGATTGATAGTTTACTTGCATCTGCATTTTTTGGATCGTAAACAAAGTCATCAATGATTAACTTTGCTGATTCTGTCATTTGAACCTGAGTAAAATCTTCAAATGTAATTTCTAAAGTACCTTGACCAGTACGTAGAGTATCTAACATCTCTACATTGGTACCCATAATACCTTCTAATGTTAAATTTTTTCTTTTAATACTTGCAGGATCATGTTTTTGATCACTAATAGTTCCTATAGCACTATGAGATATTATTGGTACAATTGTCAGTAGTGCTATTAGTAACTTTTTCATATTCTTTCCTATGTAACTCTATTTCATAAAGTGTTTGAGCATTGAATGCATTAACATATTTATTCCATAGTTCATTTTTTTTCAAGATAGTTTCCATTAGTCTGACTGTATCAAACTCCAAGTATTACTTGAGCCTGTTATATTAATATTAGCATCATTATCTTGAGCACCTGTTTGAGATGAAGATACAGTGTTACTTCCGCCTGTAATATCTAACTCAATGTTGTGTCCAGCTGTACCAGTACTACCATTTTGTGTGGCTGTAACCAGGTTACTCGAACCAATAATACCAATATTCATAATGTGATCACCAACATCAGTTTGTGATGTTGTTACAACGTTGCTTGATCCATTTATATCTAGATCGAAGAACATACCACCTACACCACCTATACCACTTTGTGTAACACCAACATTATTAGCTGAACCAATTACATCAATATCAAGGATAGCATTGTCGCTAGACAAGTTAAGTGTTGCAAGGTTAGCACCACCGCCACTTATAGCTACACCTACTGTGGTTGTGTCAGCGTTGATGGTAAAGTTAAAGTCATTGTAACTACCACCTGTTGCTGTTGCAATTAGACTGTTGCCAGTACCTAGTAGATCAAACACTAGATCGTTGTTATCACCAGTCATTTGTATGTCAGCAGTGTTATTGGCTGCAACTCCTAGTCCGTCACCATTAACATCAATACTTGCTACAGAGTTTGAACCTGTAATGTAGTAAGTTAAATCAATACCAACACCTGATGCTACTGTTGTGTTTAAATCAATACCTAACAAGTTACTACCACCAATTTGCTGTATGTCAACAGTTTGACTACTACCAGTAATCGTAGCTGCTGTTCCTTCTGTATCACCAATACCGTAGATCTTGTTTCCACTACCGTCTTGTTTTAGATCGATGGTAGATGAACTACCAATTTGATCAATATAGATACTATTGTCTGCACTAAAAGCTAATGATATAGTAAATAATGAATATAAAAAGATTATATGTTTCATTTTTACTCCTATTATGTGGCGAAATCCCAAATATCTTTGCGTTCGCCTTCTTTTATTAATTCAACTACAGCTGCTTCAATTGTAGTTTTTACTGCTAATGTAGCTGGTTCATTTAATGTTATACCAGACTCAAATTCAAATATTTGTGTTGCATTATCATAAAATTTTAATATAGCCATACTATCAGCGGTAGAGTAAATTGTTTTTTGTACATTTACCGCAGCTAATACTGCTCCTGTATTAACACTTACTGCTCTTAAACTTACCGTAATAATATCTTCACTAAACTGTGTTTGTGGTCCAATACCTAAAACTCTCATTCCTACACCACCACTTCGTGTAGATGAATCATATCCTGTTATACCACCTTCAATAATCATACCAGCAAATTTCATTGGCATAAGTTTCTTAGCATTAGGACCATCATATGCTTCACGCATTTGTCGTATAATCTGTCTTTCTTGAGTTAAACTTGCAAGACCAACCCGTTCTACGACATCAAACCATTTACTGTTACCAACATCTTTTAATGCTTTAATTAAGAAACTTTCTGCTCCTTGTGTAACAGCAGTACTAAAACTTGCCTGAGTATCACTAGGTCTTCTTTGACCTGTTTTATCAGTAAAACTATATACAGCAACCGTTACTTTACCGAGTGCTGGCTGGTTTATTGTATCAAATTCTTTAGCAGTCGACTTTTCAACAAGTACAGGTGGTTCGTATTTACCATTAATAGTCTGTGTAGTAGCACATCCGTTTAATAATATAAAGGATAGTAATAAAATTAATGTTTTCATTAAAATGTAAAGTCACCCAATGGTATAGTCAATGATGTTGTAGTTCCTGCCATATCAGTTACACCTAACACTATATCACCTGAACTTTTATCCCAAGTAATAATATTACCTTCAAAGTTTAATGTTCCAGATGTTGGACTAGTGCCATCATCATTAAACATTGCTGTAGCTACGTCTTGTGAAATTTGT